CTTTGCGCTGAACATGATGATTCAGAAAGCGCTGGATGCTGACGGCAAGCGCCTGTTTCAAGACGGTGAAAAGGCAGTGTTGAAGAACGCTGTTGAAGCCTCAGTGCTGCAGGACATTCAGCTTGCGATGCTGAACTCTGGTTCAGAAAACAAGGTGGAGGCAGCGAAGGCAGACCTAAAAAGCTAATAACGACTGGCTTTTTATGTTTTTCCTAGCCAAGGAGCTGGGAATGACTGTGCGCCAACTGGCATCTCAGCTGACGCAGGAGGAGCTGACCGGTTGGGCAGCGTTTTACGAGTTGAAGGCAGAAGAAGAGGAGAAGGTTATGGATCGCGCCAGAACAGGCAGAGGGGCGCGAACAATGTCATCGCGATAGACTGGAGCGTAAGCCTCTACGTTCCAGCTTGTGGCCAATTACAACGTAGACATTGCGGTTGCGGTACGCAATCTGGATGCGTTGAAGGCGTTCAAGCGTGAACTAACTTCTGTTGAGCGTGCAGTAGATGATTTCAATAACAAAACGCTTTCAGTAGACGAAAGAAAGCTCAAGGCAATCGCAAGAAAAAGAGAAGACGCTTCGTTAAAAGCTTTGCAGCGAGTTGCTGCTGCTGATCTTAAAGCGCTTGAAAGTCTTGCAAAGAAGGAGCAAGAGCTTGAAGACAGGTTGTTCAAGGACAAGCTGAAACAGTACGAAGAGGAGACAAAGTTACAAGAGGCACAGTTTAAAAAGCAGGTAAAAGACGAAGATAAGATTTTTAAACAACGTTTAAACAACAGGCTTGAGTTTGACAAAAAAGTCGAAGCATCGGCAAAGCTGATGATCGATGGTGTCAGAAAGGTCAACGAAGGTGCAAAAAAATTAGACGACATTCAAACGCAAAAAGAAATAAAAAACGACGATATTGTTTTCAAAGCAAAACTAGAAGCGTACGAGCAAGAAACAAAGGTCTTGATGCAAGACATTAAACGTCGCAATAAGTTTGAATTAGACGAATTCAACGACAAATTAAGAGAACAGGTAAGGGCAACAAAGGCTGCTAATCGTGAGGCTAATCGTGGAAACTCAGGGGCTGGAACTACGGCTAAGGGTCAAACCAAAAGGTTGAATGCAGCTCTAACTGCTGGTGCGTTTCCGTTGCTGTTTGGCGGCGGACCAGGTACTGCACTTGGTGGTGCTCTTGGCGGTGCAATTACGGGTCAACTGTTTGGCGGCCTAACGGTTGTCGGCCAAGTGCTCGGTGGAGCGGTTGATTCTTTTGTTGCAAAAACGTCTCAACTGGGTCAGGCATTGAACCCGCTCACCGCAGACCTTGAGGCGTTGATTGCGGCCACAGGAAATGTAAACAGCAACACGTCTTTGCTGATAAAAGAACTTGAAGCTGCTGATCTAAGCGCTGCTGCATTGACAGTCGCCACCGAGGAACTTGCGATCTTGGTGGGACGTGATGGCGTTAATGCGCTTGATGAGTTCGGTTCTGACACAGTTGCTTTGGGCAACGAGTTCAACAGAGCAATGACAATTATGGCGGCAGGTGTTGCCGGAGTTGTCAATGCTGTTGGTTTGCTAAAAGGCGCTGCTGATGCTTTTGAAAGATTTACGTTGCGGCAACAGATTCTTAGCAACATTGACAAAAACACGAAGACAGGCGAAAGGTTGCGTGCAACTTTGGCTAAAGACATCGACCCAGACACTGGTAAGCGTGCGTTTACCGATGACACATTTGAGGTTATGCGTCAAATAAATGGTGAGGGGCGAAACAGGGTAAATCAAACCGCTAGAAATCTTGCTCTTAACAGAGATGCAAACGCAATCGCAAAAGCAGAGTTTGATCTTAAAAAACAGGGCTTAGACTTTACAAACAAAGAATTTGTAAGCGATAAAAAACGAATTGCTTTGATGCAGTTTAATCAAGACATGGAGAAGATAAACCTGACTCTTGCTAACGACTTGTTGACAACGAAAGACACAACGTTGTCAAAAGACAAAGCAAGAACTGCCGCAGAGGCAGCGCGTCTTAAGTTTAATACTGCAATTTTTGAAATTGATCAAAAAGCAGCAAAAGCTATTGAAGCTCAAACAAAGAAAGAAGAAACTGCAAGCAAAAAAATCTCTGATGCTGCCAAAAGAACCGCTGACGAAAGAGCAAGGCAGGTTGACCAAGCGATGACGCTTGAAAGAGAGTTCACCTTGGAGCTAAAAAATCGTCAATCAATTTCTCAGCTCGAAACCGACAGAAACAACATTCACGCAGAGTACGAACAGCGCATGGAGCGCTTGAGAAAGATTGGAGATAAAACTCTTACGGCAGATGCCGAAAGGCTTGCGGCTCAAATTAAAACTTCAAAACTGGCTGAAGCTGAAGCCAACGCTCGTGAACGTTCTCTTAGGGCTGCAAATAGCTTGAAAGATAGTCAGGCAGGTTTTGAGATGCAGCTTGCGACGTTGCAGGCAAATGCTCCTGGACAGTTTGGCGGAGTGTTTGGTGGCTCGCAACGAACGGCCTTCTTGGGCGGGCTTGAAATGGATTTTGAGCTGCAAAAAAGAAACAGAGAAATTGGGTTGATGCAGGACAAGGTAGCCGCTGGAACCGCTCAACAATCTGAAGTAGAAAACCTTGTTGCAGCTCGCGATCAGTACAAGCTTTATCAGGAACAAATTCTTGAAGCTACGGTTGCTCAGCAGCAATTTGCTGAAGCTTTGGCTGTAACGCGACCAGTTACCGATAGTTTGTTTGACGGGTTGATGGCAGTGGCTGAAGGAACGAAGACTGCGGAACAAGCTTTTGCGGACTTCCTTCGCGGCATTGCATCAATGCTGGTCGATGTAGCCAAGCAGATGATTGCGCAGTACATCGCGATTGGTATTGCCAGGATGTTTGCTGGCATCCCAGCGTTTAGTGGAGGAGGTGAAGCGGCAAGTAAGGTTGGAACAATTCCAAGTCTTGCTCCCAGCTTGGGTGGCGGAACTTTATCTGATCCAAAAGGATTGTTTACTCCACCGACGCTTCTTGCAGGCAGAGCCCTTGGTGGAGCGGTTGGCGCAGGTCGTCCCTACATGGTTGGTGAGCGTGGCCCTGAGTTGTTTGTTCCTGGAGCGCAGGGCAATATCGTTCCAAACAACGCAATGGGCAGCGCTAATGTGACCGTAAACGTGGATGCTTCTGGATCGTCAGTGCAAGGTGACAGTCAATCTGCTTCGCAACTTGGCAAAGCGATTGGTGCTGCAGTCCAAGCTGAGCTGATCAAGCAAAAACGACCCGGAGGCTTGCTGACACGCTGATGGCTACCTTTCCTTCAATCAACCCCACTTACGGGGCACAAAAGACAAGCCAGCCCAAGGCCCGCCGAGTGCGGATGGGTGACGGCTACGTTCAAAGATTGACGTTTGGCCTTAACCAAGACCCCAAGGTGTGGAACCTGACCTTTGAGGTGTCAGAAACCGACGCTGACACCATCGAAGCCTTTCTTGAGGCGCGTGGTGGGGCGGAAAGTTTTACTTGGTCGCCGCCTGATGAGAGCAATTCGTACAAGTGGGTTTGCCTTCAGTGGAGCAAGACGATTCCATATTTGAACCGTGCCACGATCCAGGCAACGTTCGAGGAGTCCTTTGACCTATGAGCGATATCATTATGTTTGAGGAGCTTCTCAAAAGCTCCCCATTTGCAATCATTGAGCTGTTTGAGCTGCACCTAGATCAGGCGATCCACGGCAGCAATGAAGTCATCAGGTTTTTCAACGGCGTTGTAGTCCAGACGCAGACGGGAGAGATTATCTACCAAGGGAGAAGCTACACGGCGATTCCTGTTGAGGCTGAAGGCTTTGAATACAAGGCTGGACAGGGTGGTTTTCCTCGTCCAACACTGCGCGTCGGCAACTTGTTCAGTGTTGTCTCAGCGTTAATGGTGAACGTCAATGAAACGACGTTTGGCAACGACCTAGCTGGAGCAAAGGTGGTACGAATCAGGACGCTGAGTCGTTTCCTAGATGCGGTCAACTTCGACAACGATACGAACCCTTATGGCACGCCATCTGGCGAGCAGATGCCGCAAGAGGTTTATTTCATTAACCGCAAGATCGTGGAGACCCGTGATGTTGTTGAGTTTGAGCTGGCGGCAAAACTTGATCTAGAAAATATCAAAGCACCAAAGCGTCAGTGCCTAGCCAACGTATGCCAGTGGGAATACAAGGGTGGAGCGGATGGTACTAGGGAGGGATGCAGCTGGCGTCCTGATGGCGTAATCAACGATGCCCGGTTTTACGACGAAAACGATAATTTGCTTGGTGCGGCTGCTGCAACCAACTTTTCGTACAGTACGGGTGATGAAATTCTTGCCAGCGGGGCGTCGTTGACCGCTGGTCAGTTCTTGACCTCAAGCAATGGTTGGTATCGAGCGCAGTTTGGAACTAACGGCGACTTTTTTATTTACGCCAAAAACCAAGATCCAAGCAACATTCAAGAAGTGAGATGGCGTTCAGCTACCTCAGGCAGAGGCGGAACGAGCGTCAAAATGGGTGCCAATGGTGATCTGTTTATAACGGACGGCACAACGACTTATTGGAACACAGGCACGTCATTCAGCGGAACGCCGTCAACTGTGCGTTGGGACAGCTACTTGCCTGAAGGCACTGGTGGCAGGCACGCCAGCTTTTATCACGAGATTTTTGGCAACGCAGATAACTACACAGATGACACTGTGGTGCATACGCATGATGAAACATTCACACTTGATGACGGGCGCACGATTGAGCTGCGCCTCTCTGCAAAAAGCAAAGCTCTGCCCGCAGGAGATGCCAACCTTGCTCTAGGGGTTACACGTCGTTGGGAGTCAGCTACTGGGGATGCTTTTTCTGCACCGGCCACGGTGCAAAGCAGCACAGGTAATTTCTTTGTAAACGAAACAATCACAGTCAACATCACAACTTCGTCATCTAACCCGTATGCCAACAGGACAGATGGCTTGGGGGAGAAGTTCCCTGTAATTAGCGCCGTCTACACCATCACGGCTGTGACCAATAACTATGCAGGCGCAACAGCGGTTTTGCAGAACAATGGCAACTTACAGATTATTGATACAGGCGGAACGATTTTGGGCCAAACCTACAGCGGTAAGAGTGGCGAGCCACAGATCAACACTGGGACAGCAAACCCGCTTGATGACGTTTGCGGGAAGCGTCTTAGCAGCTGCAAGATCCGATTTGGCAACACAGCAGATCTGCCGTTTGGATCGTTCCCCGGTGTTGGCACGAGCTTCTCATGAGTGACTGGCGTTCTGCTGCGCTTGAGCACGCAAAAGCTGAAGCACCCCGTGAAGCTTGCGGATTGCTTGTCATCGTCAAAGGCCGTGAGCGTTATTGGCCTTGCAAGAACCTGTCGGAGTCACCGGAAGAGCTGTTCATCCTTGACCCGGTGGACTATGCAGCTGCAGAAGACGCTGGGGAGGTTATGGCTGTTGTCCACAGTCATCCGACCACGTATGCGGAAGCTAGTGAAGCCGACAAGGTTGCTTGTGAGAAAAGCGGACTGCCTTGGCACATCGTCAGTCTTGTAACTGGCGGCTGGTGCGAGATCAAACCATCTGGTTACAAGCAGGAGCTGCTAGGCCGTCAATGGGTGTGGGGCGTGAGCGATTGCTGGACGCTTGTCCGTGATTGGTATGCAGAAGAGGGTTTGCAGCTGCGTGACTGGCCTAGGCCGCAGCTATCCACCTTCAATGACAAACCAACCTTTGAAGATTGCTGGGCAGAGACTGGTTTTGTTGAGGTGCCATTTAAGGAGCTACGGAAAGGCGACTTGCTGCTGATGAATATCCATGGAGCGTTAGGGCTTAATCACTGTGCTGTTTATCTAGGCGATCAAGCGATGTTGCATCATCTTCGTGGCCGCCTTAGTTCCAGGGATTTATATGGCGGTTATTATCAGAAGAACACGGGTCGATACCTGCGCCACGAGACGAGGTTTTGACAATGCTGACGACAATCAAGGTCTACGGCAGCCTGGCTAAGTTTTTGGGTCAACGGGTGTTTCGCGCTGCTGTGGACACACCGTTGGAAGCAGTGAGCTTTCTGCGTGCCAATTTTGAGGGCTTGGCAGCCCACATGGCTGACTATGACTACAAAGTGCTTACTGGAACGTTAGAGCTGCAGGCTGGCAGCAACCCTGAGCAGTTGGATTATCCGATTGGGATGGGCGAAGCAATCAGCATTGTGCCTGTAGTTGGTGGAGCGGGTGGACGAGGAACGGGCGCAATTTTGGCGGGAGTTGCATTGGTTGCAGCTTCTCTTTTGATTCCTGCAGGAACCCAAATCTTCGGCAAGGCGATTACAGGCAAGGTTTTGACTTCAATCGGTCTTGCCGGAGGGGGCTTAATCCTTAGTGGCGTAGCTCAGATGCTTACGCCTGTGCCGGAGCTGTCCGACTCAGACCTTGACCCCGCCAGCAATCCAGCCAGCTTCTCCGGTATCCAAAACGTAGACCGTCAAGGCGTTGCCGTTCCAGTGGTGTATGGCGAGACGTTAGTCGGTAGCGTGGTTATATCGTCCGGCATCAATACGCAAGATGACTGATCAAATCATTGGTGCGGGTGGCGGTCAGTCCAGTGCAGGCGGCAGTCAGAAGGCAGCAAAAGACAATCTTGACTCTCGTCAGGTTGCGCGAATTGTTGACCTGTTGAGCGAAGGCGAGATTGAAGGCTTTGCGACACCCTCACGACTAGGCATTGCGAGATCCAGAACGATCGGGCAAGATCCAACTCGCTATGAGCGAGAGTTGTTGAAGGATATTTTTCTGAATAACACGCCGATGGTCCGCACTAATGCGGATGTAAGCACTGCGCTCCAAGAGTCAGACAAGAATTTTCAATTTAATTACAACGATAAGGAAAGGGCTGTATCGCCAAGATATGGCGAAGGGGACGATCAAGACCCTTTGGACGAAGTAAGTCAAACAATTCAAGAAGAAGTTGCTGTTGGCGTTGTTGTTGAAAAACAAAGTGACCCTGCTGCTGGTGTAACACGAACAATTACAGATACCAGTGTTACGGCTGTTCGCGTAACCCTTAGCTTGCCGCAACTACAAAGGTTCAAAGCAAACGGCGACGTTGTTGGAACACATGTTCAGTACAAGATCATGGTGTCGTATAACGGCGGAGCGTTCCAAGAAGTCGTAAACGACACTATTAGAGGCAGGACCGTTGACCTTTATCAGCGCAAAAAATACTTTAATTTAGACACAACGCAGTCAAAGCCTGTTCAGATAAGGGTCATTAGGATCACTGATAACGACTCTGACCGCACTCCATCGGATGATTCGTTTAACTCAGCACTAACTTGGACAAGTTTTACAGAGCACACCTTTGCAAGGTTGACTCATAGTTTTTCTGGCTTAGTCGGTCATGTTATTGATGCAAAGCAGTTCAGCAGCATTCCGGAACGGAAGTATCGGATTCGTGGCATCAAAGTCAAGATTCCAAGCAACGCCACTGTTGACGCTGAGACAGGACGGCTGACGTACTCCGGCACCTGGGACGGAACATTTGCTGCGACAAATAAGTGGACAACAGATCCAGCGTGGATTTTGTATGACCTGCTTACGTCACGTCGTTATGGATTTGGCGATCATATTCTTTACAAGGACATTGAGGGCAACGAAAAAGCACGCCTGAATAAGTTCAACTTCTTTGATTGCTCGCAGTATTGCTCAGCCCTTGTTCCTGATGGTTTTGGCGGGCAAGAGCCGCGTTTCTCCTGCAACATCAGCATCCAGACGCAGACCGAAGCGTTTGATCTGATCAACCAGATGGCGTCCATTTTCAGGGCGCAACCTTACTGGTCATCAGGCAACCTTGCGTTGTCGATGGATCGTCCACAGGATCCTGAGCTGATCTTCACGCAGTCAAACGTTACTGAAGATGGATTCAGCTATAGCGGTAGCAGCGTCAAAACGCGCCACACCTGCATCAACGTTTCCTACCTAGACCTTGATATTCGGGACACCGCTTATGAGCTGGTTGAAGACGAAGATGCCATCAGAAAGTTTGGCGTCGTCAAAAAGAACGTAAAAGCGGTTGGCTGCACTTCACGTGGTCAGGCCCGTCGTCTCGGTGAGTGGATTCTCTATTCAGAAAACCGCGAAACCGAGATGTGCAGCTTCACCACACGGTTGGCTGAAGGCACAAAAGTCCGCCCTGGGATGATCATCAAGGTCTCAGATCCCTTCCGCGCCAATCGATTCCGTGGTGGCCGTGTGAAACCTGACTCAACGGCTCAAGTGATCAAGGTAGATCGCACCAAAGATCAGATGTTCCCGAACGGTGCGCCTAGCACGTTTGATTTCAACATCATGCTGCGTGTGGCGGTGAGTGTTTATGACCCTGGCACCGACTCCAGCAGTACCCAGGATGTGGTGCGTCAGGTGTCTGTTGGTGACATCAACAGTGCCCAGTGGACTGGTGACACCATCACGCTGCCAACGTCACTGGAGCGTACGCCTGAGCCTAACGCTGTCTTCGCTATCGGTGTAACTGACCTGCGACCAAGCCTTTGGCGCGTGGTCAGCGTCACTGAGAATGACGACGCAACATTTGCTGTTACAGCACTTGTCCACGAAACCGGAAAGTATGACCACGTTGAGCGTGATGTGCCGTTGCAGGCGCGTGACGTTACAGCGCTCGATAACCCTGCTGCTGAACCAACAAACCTGACGGCTAGCGAACTGTTGTATGAGGCAAATGGTCAAGTCTTCTCCAAGATCATTCTGAGCTGGCAACCTGGAACGGATACAGCCCGCAGCATTGTTCGTTGGCGTTATGACGACGGCAACTGGAACGAGTTTCCAACGTTTGCCAATGACTACGAGATCCTCAATACAACAGACGGCAAGTATGAATTTGAGATCTTTGGTCAGAGTGCTGGCTTCAAGAACTCACCGATTGCAGAGCTGACGTTTAACGCTCTTGGCAAGACTGCACCGCCGGTCAGCATTGCAAGCCTGAACATCAAGACGATTGACCAGCACACTGCTGAGCTGTCTTGGCCGCAATCAACTGACCTTGATGTGCGGATTGGTGGAACGGTAGAGATCCGGCATACACCACTTATTGGTAGTGACGCATCTTGGGGCAAGGGGCAAGACATTGTGCCTGCTGTTAACGGCAGCAGCACCCGCAAGATGGTGCCGTTAAAGGAAGGCACTTATCTGATTAGGGCAAAGGACAGCAGCGGCAACTACTCACCTGCTGCTTCAATCCCCAAGGTCGTTGTTGACCTTCCTGCACCGCAGGACACTGAGGTTGCTCAAACCTTTAACGAGCACACCGCGTTCAACGGCACCAAAACAAATGTGTTTAAGAGCGATCAGGAGAGCGGCTTGATGTTCTCGTCAACCCAAAACTGGGATGACATTACTTCTGTCGATGACGTTGCCAACATTGACTTCTTTGGCGACCTGCACACCAGTGGGTCTTATCAGTTTGAGAGCACCGTTGACCTTGGCGGAGTCTTCGACGCTGAGCTGCTGTCTATTTTGCAGATTCGTGCGTTCCAGCCGAATGACACGATTGATCAGCGCACAGCGAACATTGATGATTGGAACGACATTGATGCAGACGACCTGAGCGATACAGATGTTCAGGTGTTTGCCCGTTCCATCAACACCGCCAACGTTGGAAACATTGATGATGTCGATGACTTTGACGCCATTACGTCCATCGACACGCTTCCAGCTGATTTCTCTGGAGCGACGTTCCAGCCAGTGGTCAACAACGTTTTGAGGGGTCGCAGCTTCCAGTTCAAGTGCGACCTGTCTACGAGCAACGTGGCTCAGACGCCAGTGGTTGAGCAGCTTGGGATGCGGGTGAGCTTGCAACGCCGCACAGAGCAAGAGCGGAACATCACAAGCGGTGCAGCCGCTAAGACAATTACGTTCCCGTCTGCGTTTTACAGCACTCCAAGTATCGGGATCACAGCGCAGGATATGGATTCAGGTGATTTCTTCCAGCTGAGCAGCATCAGCCGCACCGGCTTCACCGTGACCTTTAAGAACGGAAGCAGTAATATAAGCAAGGTATTTGACTATCAGGCCGTGGGTCACGGTCGGGAGATCACCTGATGGCTCAGTCAACGGACATCACACTTGCCAATCAGAGCGGCGCAAACTTCCGTACTGAGCTGAACTCGATCTTGGCTGCACTGTCTAGCCAGCAAAGCGGCAGTTCAGAACCTAGTGCCACCAACGCTTATCAATGGTGGATTGATTCCAGCAGCAGCCCGGCTCTCCTGAAGATCAGGAACGGTGCTAACAACGCTTTTATCGAAGTTGGAGACGCAACACAGGCAAACCTTGGCCTTGCCAAGCTGTCTGGTGCGACGTTTACAGGTGATGTCACGCTAAACGCGCAATCCGATGTGCGTTTTGCTGACTCCGATAGCAGCAACTATGTGGCGCTCCAGGCCCCTGCAACAGTCGCCAGTAACGTCACGTTCACGCTACCTAGTGCTGATGGCAGTAGCGGGCAGGTTTTGCAGACTGATGGCTCTGGAACGCTGAGCTTTGCAACGGCTTCTGGCGCTGTGACCAGCGTTGGCGGTCAGACGGGTGCAGTGACCTATGCCACGAGCTGGGCGGTTGGTACGGGCGCAACAGCGACCACCAACACTGATCTGGATGTTTCTGGAACGTATGCCGGAAACGTCGTTGCAATGTCTGCTCTTGATGTGGACTGCTCGACGGGCAACTACTTCACCAAGACGATCAACGGAAACTCGACGTTTACCTTCTCAAACGTGCCATCAAGCCGGTCGTTTGCTTTTGTCCTTGAACTGACCCATACCTCTGGAACGGTGACGTGGCCGAGTTCAGTGAAGTTTCCATCAGATACGGCACCGACCTTGACGACGGGCAAGACACATCTTTTTGTCTTTGAAACAAATGACGGTGGTACGCGATTCCGTGCTACGACTGCCATTGATTACGTCAACTGAGGTTTAGATAGATGGATCCCAAAACCGCTCAAATCCTTCTTGGCGTTGCTGGTGCGGCTGGTGCTGGAGAAGCGTTGTACGTCGATGACGTGTTCAGCACATTTTTGTATGAGGGCGACCATACCACCAGCGGTCGAGCAATTAATAACGGAATTGATTTAGCTGGGGAAGGAGGCTGTGTCTGGCTTAAGCATAGAACAGGGACAGGTAATGGCATTATGGTTCAAGACACAGAACGGTTTGTTAGCACTAATGATGCAAATAATATAGACACGTCATCAACTGCTGCTGAATCACATTTTGCTGGCTTTCACTCTTTTAATTCAAATGGGTTTTCTGTAAAACACAACCCTGGCAATTTGTTCAACGCCGAGGATAATTATTATGTGTCTTGGAGTTTTCGCAAAGCGCCAGGATTTTTTGATGTTGTAACTTACACGGGAAATGGCAGTTCAAGCAGAACCATCTCACATAATTTAGGCAGCGAGCCTGGATTGTTGATTGTCAAGAATACGTCAAGCTCTGATGACTGGTATGTAAAAGTTGATTCAAGTAATTCGTTTTCATATAACAAATATCTAAAGCTAAACACAAATGACGCCTTTACTACTGGCGATAACACTATTTGGGCTGGCGCCGATGCTACCAGTACAGTGTTTAGCGTAGGGGGCACAAAAACTAATAACAACAACGATAATTACGTTGCCTACTTGTTTGCTAGCGGCGATCAATCGTTTGGCACGGATGGCGACGAAGCGATCATTAAGTGTGGAAGTTACAGCGGCAACGGCACAGCTGGTCGTCTTATTGATTTAGGTTTTGAGCCACAATGGCTGCTACATAGACGCTCCAACAGTTCTAACGATTGGAAGTTGTTTGATGTGATGCGTGGCATGGATCATGCAGACGATCAACAACTTAAGGCAAATGAAACTGAGGCTGAGTTAGCCATTGGTGATACTTTATTCACTCCTGCATCAACAGGTTTTATCGTAGAAAGTGCTGGTGGCTCATACAATCAGTCAGGAGGTGAATACATTTACGTCGCAATCCGCCGTCCGCATAAGCCGCCCGAGGCTGGAACGGATGTGTTTGCTATAGACCAAAGAGTAGCTACTGCGCCAAATATGGTTTCTGGCTTTGTTGCTGATGCTGCATTGAGAAAGCCTGTAGCCAATACCTATAAGCCGCAGATTGCTTCTAGATTGACAGGACCTGTGTACTTGCGTACATCTGAGAACGACAGTGAACTTAATTTTGATTTTTCGTGGGACTACATGAATGGTTTTCACGAAAATGCAACTACGGCTGATAGCAACATTTACTCTTGGATGTTTCGCCGCGCCCCAGGTTTTTTTGATGTGGTGGCTTACGACGGAACGGGAAGTGCTGGCCTAAACATAACCCATAATCTTGGAGTAAAGCCTGACCTGTATATGATTAAGCGTAGAAATTCAACTGGCGGCTGGAATGTTTACGCGAACATAGCGTCAATGGGCGCTACAAAGTACATGAATTTGAACAATTCTAATGCTGTCGCTGACAATGTTAACCGCTGGAATGACACAGAACCAACGGCAACTCAATTCACGCTCGGTGATCTCTCAGACGTAAATTCAAGCAGCGGCACATATGTTGCTTACCTTTTTGCCACGCTTGACGGAATATCAAAAGTAGGCAGTTACACCTTTTCGGGTTCAGATGTTGATGTTGATTGTGGGTTTACCAATGGCGCACGATTCGTACTTATCAAAGGCTTGGATTCAGGAAAAGATTGGTCTTTATTTGACACGACAAGAGGCATTGTTTCCGGTAATGACCCTAAGCTTTCCTTAAATAATGCAGATCCGCACGATACTGGTGGCGATTGGATTGATCCAATCAACTCCGGATTCAGAGTCCTAGCATCTGCTGGTAACGATGTCTCTGATTCTGGTGTTGAGTACCTGTTCCTCGCTATTGCCTAACCATGGAAATCCGCAACCGCTCCACTGGTGATGTCATCACCATCCAAGAACTGAAAGCTGCCAACCCGAACACCAGCTTCCCCAAGACCATCACAACCGACATTCTTGACGGCTTTGGATACGACGCTGTTTTGAATGGTGCGGCAGCGACTGTGACGGCACCGTATGGCGTCAGCACTCGTGATGGCGTTGAAGAGATCAACGGCCAGTGGTTCACCAAGTTTGTTGCTGGTCCGATCTTCACGGACACCACTGATGACGATGGCAACGTCACCACAGCGGCTGACAACGAAGCTGCCTACCGCACCAGAATCGACAACGAAGCTGCTGCAAGCGTCCGTGCAGAACGTGACAAGAAGATCGCAGCTTGTGACTGGACCGTGCTGGCCGACAGCCCGTTGACCACTGCAAAGAAAACGGAGTGGAAGGCGTATAGGACTGCATTGCGTGACATCACTGCAGCAGACGGTTTTCCCCATACGATGGAATGGCCGACTGAGCCTTCCTGATGCAGCGTCCTGATCCAATGATCGCGTCTAAGCCTGGAGCGGAAGACGTGCAAGCGATGGCTGCTCGGACGTTGTGGCTTGAGGAGCTGTTTTTCCTTGATGGCCGCGATCAGATCAGCCATCCACAGCATGGTCTGTTTACTGGTCTGGCGAATAAGTACCAGACTTTGGATACAACTGACGGGATCTGATGGCTAAATCACTTAGCGGGCAAAATTTTGTCCCTAGCAAGCCAAAAAAGACACGTCAAGGTAATGGATCACATTCAAAACCGTCCCATGG